GAATGTTAGACGCTATCAAACCATTGTTAGATTCTGGTATCATTAATGAGACAACCCAAACTGCTATTACAGAAGCTTGGGCTAGCCAAATTAATGAAGCTCGTGAAACTATTCGCGCTGAATTGCGTGAAGAATTTGCGACACGCTATAGTCACGACAAACAAGTAATGGTTGAAGCTCTAGACAAGATGGTTACTGAAAGTCTTACTGCTGAACTTAAAGAGTTCGCCAGTGAGAAACAAGCTCTAGCAGAAGACCGTGTGAAATTTAAACGTCATATGGTTGAAAGCTCAGGCAAATTTAATAACTTTATGGTTACTAAATTAGCTGAAGAAATCCAAGAACTACGTACAGATAAAAAAGTTCAAAACGAAGCAGTAGCTAAGTTAGAAAAATTTGTTATCCATGCGTTGGCTGAAGAAATTAAAGAGTTTGAGCAAGACAAACAAGCTGTAGTTGAAACGAAAGTTAAACTTGTTGCTGAAGCTAAATCAAAACTAGCTGAACTACAAAGTGCATTCGTAAAACGCAGTGCGGGTCTTGTTAAAGAAGCAGTAGCACAAAACCTAGGGTCTGAATTAGCTCAACTAAAAGAAGATATTCAAACTGCTCGTGAGAACATGTTTGGTCGTCGCTTATTTGAAGCATACGCAGCTGAATTTGCTGTAACTCATTTAAATGAGAACAAAGAATTCGCTAAACTTCAAGCTACTCTTGCTAAGAAAGAAAGACAATTAGCAGAAAGCAAACAAGTTATTGCAGAAAAAGAAGCATTAGTTGAAACTAAGAACCGTGAAGTTCGAGTTATTAATGAAAGCATTTCTCGTAAAGAGAAAATGAACGAGTTATTAAAACCATTAAACAAAGAGAAAGCTGAAGTAATGATCAGTCTTCTTGAGAGTGTGCAGACAGAAAGACTACAAGCTGCATACGATAAATATCTACCAGCAGTTCTAAACAACGCACCAACAGTCAAAGCCGATAAAGTGATGATTGCTGAAAGTCGTAAAGAAGTGACAGGTGATAAATCTGCTAAAATTGACGTAATTGAGAACGATGACAATGTCGTCGATATCAAACGTTTAGCAGGGCTAAAATAGTAGTAAACTTTTTTTAAGGAAAAATAAGAAATGACAACCCAACTATTAGAAGGCCGTTGGAACGAGACCAAAGACGCCCTGTTAGAAGGTCTACAAGGTTCTAAAAGAACCACAATGGCAGTAATTTTAGAAAATACTAAGAAACACTTGATGGAAACTGCAACCAGTGGCGCTACTGCTGTTGGTAACGTAGCTACATTAAACCGCGTTATTCTTCCAGTAATCCGTCGTGTAATGCCGACAGTTATTGCGAACGAAATCGTTGGTGTACAACCAATGACTGGCCCAGTGGCTCAAATTCACACTCTACGTGTACGTTATGCTGATCAAGTTACAGCTACATCAGGCGACAGCACAGTAGGCGGTGACGAGGCATTAAGTCCATTCAAGATCGCTACTGCATACTCTGGTACAACTGCTGGTAAAGCTGCTTCAACAAGCACACTAGAAGGTACTCCGGGTAACCGTATTAACGTTCAAATCTTGAAACAAGTAGTTGAAGCAAAAACACGTAAATTGTCTGCACGTTGGACATTTGAAGCTGCGCAAGATGCACAATCTATGCACGGTTTAGATGTTGAAGCTGAAATTATGGCTGCATTGGCACAAGAAATCACAGTTGAAATTGACCAAGAAATTTTAGCTAGTTTAGCTAGTCTTTCTGGTAACACATTCAACTACAATCAAGCTACAGTATCTGGTACAGCTACATTCGTAGGTGACGAGCACGCTGCTCTTGCTGTTTTAATTAACCGCGCAGCTAACTTGATTGCTCAACGTACACGTCGTGGTGCAGCTAACTGGGCAGTTGTATCACCAGAAGCATTGACAGTATTGCAATCTGCAACTACTTCAGCTTTTGCACGTACAACAGAAGGTACTTTTGAAGCTCCGACTAACACAAAACTAGTTGGTACATTAAACAATGCTATGAAGATCTATGTAAACAGCTATGCTGGTACAGGTACTTCAGTATTAGTAGGTTACAAAGGTTCTAGCGAAGCTGATGCAGCTGCGTTCTATTGCCCATACGTGCCTCTAATGTCTAGCGGTGTTGTATTAGATCCAAATACATTTGAACCAGTAGTAGGTTTCATGACACGTTATGGTTATGCTGAACTTACAAACACTGCTTCATCTCTAGGTAATGCAGCTGACTACTTAGAAAGTATTGGTGTTTCTAACCTATCATTCCAATAAGATTAAAACCTTAAAGGTACGATTAGAAAAAGCCCCGCAAGGGGCTTTTTTGTTGGCTAGTAATAGTACTTGTCGTTTAAATCATTTTTACTATTCTGCGCTTCTTTGCGAGGCAAGTGCTTAACAGTATCGTATAACAATCTAGCACGCTTACTATCAAAATTTGGATGCTTTTGATGCCACTCCTTTTTGCTTTCTGCTTTAGTTAAACAGTAACGCAAGTCCATTTTTACGTCCCAATCTTGCTCTACTAAAATTAAATTGTTTATATCTAAAATATCTAATGTATATTCTACCCATTTACGTGTACTATCAATACTAGCATAGTTAGTAATACCACCTTTAAACACAGGCTTTACAGCCTTGTATTTTCCTATAATGTTATGCTTATAAAACTTTGCCATAGTCTTACTCCTATACAAAATGAACAGCAATTATACTATCTTTACAGCCAAAAGTCAAATTTAGATAAATATATTTGTTCATAAGAACTTATGCGGTCCCCACCGCGTAGGCCTAGAACGCCAAATATTTTAAGGAGAAAACAAATGGGACGTCCAGTAAAATCAGTTTATTTTGGTAATCGTAATTCAGGTGGTGTAGGTGGTGAAGGTGTATTATACGCTAACGTATACCACGTTGGTGGAGGCTATTTTTCAGCTAATGCCGCAGTTACTTTTTCAGCACCACAAATCACAGGTGGTACAACAGCACAAGGTACAGTTACTCTAAGTGCTAACGGTAACGTTATTGCTTATACTGTAACTACAGCAGGTACAGGCTATACATCACCTCCAACAATGTCAATCACTGGTGCTAACGCTTCACCGGCATTTGGTAATGCAAGATTATACGGCACAGGTGTAACAGCTAATGCTATTAGTATGACAGCATACCTATCTGCAGCAGACGGCGGTAGTTCAGCAGTTGCTAGTGATATCACTAAACAAACAGGTAGCAAACGCTATAAAGTGGCTAATGCACAAGGTACAGGTGTAGTTGCTCTAGTAGACAACAGTAGCCCAACAGCAGGTCAAGGTTACATCGGTGCTACTGACAGCGCAGGTGGCACATACTATGTATACAAACTATTCGGTGAAACAGCGTATCTAACACCAGACACAGGTACAGAGTTTTCTGCAAATACACATGTTCAATGGAATATCACAACTCCAGTACTAAACACAAGTGTAACAATATCTAACAACTAATTTTAGTTGTGTTAAAATAGCACCTTAGGGTGCTATTTTTTTTATCTCTTGCTTTGATGATAAATAATAGAAACTGGATTAAACAATGGCTAGCGTAAAGAGATATAACGGTAATTTAGTAATTCAAACACCCTTTAAAACGAGTGCGAGTTCTAATATTACCTTAGATACAGACCACTTATTTGTAACTGGTAACCTTACTGTTCGTGGTAATATCACTGCTATTAGCAGTAACACACAGGTTATTACAGATAACATTATTACACTTAATGCAGGTGAAACTGGTAACGGTGTTAGTTCTTTAGGAACTACATCGGGTATTGAAATTGCCCGCGGCACAGCGCCTGGCGGTAATGTTCAACTACGTTGGAACGAAACTAGTAAAATTTGGCAGATTAGTGGTGTAACACCTGGTAGTCCAGGCGACGGTACTCAATATACTACATTATCAACTTCAAGCACTGGTTTAACGGCATTATTTGATGACAAAGCACCGGTATTGGGTGCTAATCTAAATGTTAATGGTTACACAATTTATGCTAACGTGGGTGCAACTTCATATGTTACAGTGCAAGGCGCATTTAATATGAAGTATGCTAATGTTACCTATACCGCCGCTGTTGGCGGTATTGTAGTCAACGCTGCCGAAGAAGGTGCAGGACAAACAGGTTTATATGTAACTGGTGATGTATCAGCTAATGAAGAATTAGTTACAAAACGAAGAGCATTCGGCTTTTCATTATTCTTATAGGATTTATTTAAATGGCATTAATTAGTACAACACTTACACTTGCAACCAGCAACATCTATGCAAGCACCGGCAATACTGTTATTTCGACTATGTATTTCTGCAATTATAATGCGTCTGCAGCTAACCTAAACGTCTGGGTGCAAAGCGCAGGATCTGCATTTAGCGCAACAGCTAATCTGGTGTACAGAGAAGTACAAATTGCAGCCGCAGACACATTTGTAATTGACCGCGAAAAATTAGTTTTAGCCAATGGCGATTGTATTATAGCCAATGCAGGCGGAAGTATTGCGGCCACTGTAAACTACGTAGGAATTTAACATGGGACGTATGGTAAAAAACACAGTGTTCAGCGGTGCAGCCTATGCTCTAGGTGTACCTACTGGTACTAGTAGTATTGGTCCTAGTAATCCTGCTAATGCGCAAGTGCGATGGAACACAACGACAAGTAAATTAGAATTTTGGGCTAACATGACAGGCACGCCAAGTTGGAATGCTATTGCACGTGAAGGTAATGTTACAATTGCTAGAGATAACTTTACAGGCAACGGAGTAGCAACGCAATTTTGGCCACTGAGCACAAATTTTACATCAGGCGATGAAAATAAAGTATTAGTGCATGCAGGTACTGTATACCAAATACCTGTAACAAACTATACGTTTAATGGCACAGGAAATATCTTTTTTAGTTCAGCACCAAACAATGGTGCGGCTATTACAATCATAAGCGGGTTCGCAAGCACAGTTTCAAACATCGCTTAATTATCCAGATAAATAGTATAAAGGTTGGATAATTATTAATGGCAATCAGTCGCGTTCCGGGGTATTCTCTACTAGCTAATCTAGACCGTCAAGGCACAGACCTTAGCCTGACCTCTTCCGGGCTGACCCTACAATACTGGGACGTAGTTAATTATCGTATTGGTATTAACACAGACATCCCGCAACAAGCTCTTCATGTAAACGGCAACATCCTAGCTGGAAACGGCCATGTATATACTGGTGCTAACATAAGTTATGACATTGGTACAATCACCAACCAATGGCGCAACGTATATGCTAATGGCCTATACGGTACTATACAAACAGCCAATCAACCTAATATCACTAATGTTGGTATACTACAAAATTTAACTGTTAGTGGAAATTTAATTGTAGCCAACATCAACATCGGCAATGTTTTTATTAGCGGTAACATTAATGCTGGCAATAATAGAATTATTAATGTTGGTACACCAACTGATAATACAGATGCAGCAACTAAAGCCTATGTTGATGAACAGGTAATAGGCACCAACTACGGTAACTTAATTCCATTAGGGTCTGCATCAGATGGAAACTTAGCTGATAATAATGCGGCCTATTTAGGATTTACAACAAGCACTAAGGTTACTGACGCTATTGATATTCTTAACAGCGTAGCGCAGAATTTATTCACTAATACATTTGTTCGCAGTGTTACATTTTCGGCCAATACTACAGCTGGCGGTGTAGGACAAACTATATTATTAACAATGGTTCCACAAGGTAATGTAAATCAATATGTTGTTAGTTGGGGCGACGGTACGTCAAATACTATTTCAAGTAGTTCAACAATTCCACATACTTACGCTACTAACGTAGGCACACCTTATACTGTTATAGTAACTGCTAATAATACAACAGGCGCGATCCCAAGTAATACAGCCGGAGCAGTAAGAACTAATTATATCACTATATACGCCGCTGACCCTGCCATGGGACTTGGGCTATTTAGAGCTAATATTAGTTCTAGCCCGCTAACAGGAAACGATCTTTATAGTATACAAGGTAATCCAGTATACTTACAAAACTCAACAACGAATACTAACACAGCCACAGTAGTTACTTGGAGTGTTAACTGGGGTGATGGCACTTATGCCAACGTATCTAACAATACATCAGCTGGTGGCGCCCAAGGACCATATGCTAACAAGACCTATGTTACAAATACAGGTACTGGCACACTATCTGTTAACCTGGCCTTATTAACTAGCGACATTACTAATCCAGCAATTCTTCCACGGTATACATCAACAACATTAAAAGTTTATGGTAACAGTGTAAGTCCGCCGGCTGGATTAAACACAAAAACATTAACATTTAGCGGTAGCGTAGGAACAAATGCAACCTTAGCCAGTAGTGCAGTAGACAACACCGGTGGAACAACATTAACAGCCAATGCTAGTGTAAGCAGAACTATAGCAACTGGGTCAACATTGATTACTACCGCAGGTAATGTAACAACTAGCTATGCTTATAGCGCAAATATTGGATACCTACAAGCAGTAGTAAATGGAACAGTGCGTGGTAACGTAAACGTTGCGGCACAGACAACAGCAACTATTACAGGCAACTTGGGTATTATTGCATTTAGCGACTATAACTTATTAACACCAGCTGGCGCCGCTACATCATTTGCAAGTTCAACATACTACCCAGGTTACTACTATGGGTTTGAAGCCAACGTCGTGGCACGTGGTGACTTTATACCAGTAGGTATCAATCGCTTTGGATTAAATCACAGTTCAACTGGTAGTACAGGTAACGTTGAATTTGTCAAAGATGATGTAACCACAGTACCAACAGTTACAGCTGGCACACTAGCAATTAAAGCACCGGGTACTTACAGATATATTTCAGGCATTCCATATTTCAATACTGGTAGTCCACAACTATGGTGGCAGAACGTTACCATTAACAGTTGGATTGGCCAAACATGGAACAACACAGCCAACGTGGCTTATGTAGTTACAGGCACAAACTTAGAAGGGTCAACCGGTAATGTTATCTTAGCTAATGCACATCCTTATGCGGCATTGAGTAATAGTTCAGCAGCGATGTTGAGTAGTGGCACACCTATTGCTGGAACTGGCAATGTATCAGCCTACAGTATTGCCAACTTAACTGTGGCAGTTAATCAAGCAAGTGTACGAAGTGTATCTAATGTAAGAATTGTAGTTACAAACGTAAATGGGACTAGTGCCTATGCAGAAGTAGTTGGAGCTAACTTACAAGTACATACTGCGGCACAAAGCGGTATTAGCGAAATTGCTATATCAGCAAATACATCAGCTAATACTAACCCAGCAGTACGTAGCACATACTTCTTGGCTAACACTATACACACACCAGCGTATGCAAGATTAACAAACTTTATGACTACACCAAATGTCTACACAGAAGCAGCAGATCCAGGTGTAGCAGGCACTAAAGAAGCAACCATTCGTTTAGGTGTATTGAAATTTAGTGCTAACAATTATAGTACAGGATATTTACCAGTAGGACCTAATCGTAGTGGAGATGGTACAAGCTATCAATACTTTACTATGGGCTTCCAACGTACTGGTGTTTCAAACTTTAACTTAAATATTGTAGCGCCTGCAGGTGTTGCAGGGGTATGGGTGGCTGCACCCGGAACAACTATAGATTCAACTAGCGGACTTAACGGTTGGTTAACAGCTTCAACCAGCTATGCTGGCAGCGGTATTCCTGGAAGTAATACAGGTGCTGGTGGCAACGGATCGGATGGTTGCGGTAGTGGCGCACTAATTGCAGCCAACGTAGCCCTAAACGGAACATTTACAATGACATTAGGTACTGTTAGTATGTCATCGGCAACAAACAACGTTGCATTAATTAGAATAGCCTTAGCAAGTGGACAAACAGTGTCTACATTGGCGGTGTCATAATGCCTATACAAAGCGCATCAGATAGCCAAAAAGTTGACTACCTTTGGAAGAAGATAGTTTATGGTGCAGCTAAGACTGACATAGCTGCCAACATCGATGCGACTAACGAACCGAATCCAAGTCCGCTACAAATCCGCGCTGATAAAATATTACAAGACTCTGCTAGTATCCCTAGTGTTATACCAGTAAGTAATAGCAGTGTTGTAACTGTCGCCCCAACCACCTTCCCTGTAGAATGTACTAGCACAGCAGGTATTCCAACGCCAGTATTAACATGGCAAACAGGTCGTACATTTTGGGTACCGCCGGAATTTGGATCAACGTATCAGATCAAAGTTTATATCGCACCGAGTGGTAACGCAGCCAACGTAGCATCAAAAGGTACACAGGTATTTGCTACGGGCAGTGGTAACAATGACCTATGGGTATTTGACTATCAGTCGGGTATCTTAAACTTTAACAGTAATAATACTCCATACAATGCCAGCAATCAACCTATTAGCTTTACCGGCAATAGTGTTTATATTAGTGGCGCGGTGTATTCTGGTAATTTAGGATTACCTACAGCAAGCAATATTGGTAATGCTATTTTAGGTAATATTACATTCAACGGTGATACAATATCATCTAAAAATGCCAACGGTAATATTATATTAAGTGCACCAGGCACAGGTATAGTTCAAGTTACTGGCGTAGATGCTTTTGGCTTGCCTGCAGGTACCCAGGGTGATAGACCTTCAAACCCAGTAGTAGGATACACACGGTTTAGTACTACATCTAGTCAAATTGAGTATTATGATGGTACTAATTGGATATCTCCGGGTCAGGCTACTATTAGTAGTGATGTTATTGCCCCAGACGGTGTATCTAACACATACCCATTGAGTGCGAATACCACATCATCTGGTATTTTAGTAAGTATTAACGGTACTATTCAACAGCCTGTATATTCTTACAATATTATCAATAATAACCAAATTCAGTTTACTGAAACTCCGTTAACATCGGACGTAGTTGAAGTTAGACTTATGGCACCAAGTGCGGTTTCTGTAGGTTCGTTGCGATTTAACAATTACACATCAGTTATCTTAGATACAGAAAATATTAACATGGTTGGTAATATCCAAACTACTGGATTTTATAACAACAAAGCCAATACTTTAATTCCAAACGTAGCCACAACTACCATTGATAGTTATAGTACAACTAGTTATAGAACTGTAAAATATGTAATTCAAGCCGTTAGGGCCAGTGACGTACAGAGCTCTGAAACACTGGTAACACATAACGGAACAGTAGTAGGTGCAACTACCTACGGTGTATTGGTACTTGGTAACGCCCTAGGCAATATATCAGCAACCATCATAGGCAGTAACGTACAAGTTCAATTTAGTCCAACAACTGCCAACACTTATCTAACTGTTAGCAGAGATTTTTATCCGCTTTAGTTTTTCTAAACTCAGCATAAATACATTAAACAACACATCTTAGGCCAAGGGGATATGGAACCGCAGGCAAAAAATAGTGTAAGAAATACCATATAAATGCGGAGTCCAAATGGCGGCCTTAACCAGAATTTTAAATAATCAAATCTATAATAGTACAATTATAGGTTATCAAAAAATAGCAGCAGGTACAATTACAGGTAGCTTGTTTGCTAGTAACGTCACAGTACCAGGCGATTTATTAATTGCAGGTAACTTGTTTGTACTAGGTAGTAGTTCATACACTACAATCGCAAGTACTAATACCTACGTTAACGATCCCCTAGTTGTAATGAACAATGGATTTAGTGGCACTAATACCTACGATGAAGGTTTGATTTTTAATCGTGGCACTAGTCAAAATCAAGCAATTATATGGAGCGAAGTATTTGGTGAGTTCCGTCTTATTGCTACAAACGAAACAGGTACAACCTACGGTAATATTACTGCTGCCGGATTAGCTCGTCTGAGTATTGGTAGTTTGAATGTCCCAGGACAAGCAAACATTGGTGTTCTTGTAACTTCTGGAGCTATTACAGGTTCTAGTTTAAACGTATCAGGCAACGTACTAGCAAGTACAAGCATTGCACAACTACACACAGGTTCTACGGCAACGTTCGGTAACGTAGACGCTGTAACAGTGGGCAACGTGGGCACACAATTCAACGGTGCGGCAATTAACTTAAGTGGCAATATCTTATCTACCGGTGCTGTGCATAATGCCTTAACCGTTAACGGAAATGAAACAGTAACTGGTTATTTGAACGTAACTGGTAACGTACTAACAGCACAACTAAATGCAGGACAAATTAATACTACTGGTAACGTACTTGCTACAGCTGGTACATTTAATGCATTAACCGTTAACGGAAATGAGTCAGTAACTGGGTTCTTAAATGTAACTGGTAACGTACTAACAGCACAACTAAATGCAGGACAAATTAATACTACTGGTAACGTACTTGCTACAGAAGGTGTGTTTAATGGGTTAACTGTAAACGGATATACAAACGTTAACGGTAACTTATCAACAGCACAATTAAATGCCGGACAAATTAATACTACTGGTAACGTATTAGCTACAGCGGCTGTGTTTAACGGACTAACCGTAAACGGAAATGAAACAATTTCTGGTTATATAAATGCTGCAGGTAACATATCAACTCCACAATTAAATGCAGGACAAATTAATACTACTGGTAACATACTTGCTACAGAAGGTGTGTTTAATGGGTTAACTGTAAACGGTAACGAAACAGTGACTGGGTTCTTGAACGTAACTAGTAATGTATTGGCTACAGCTGGTACATTTAACGCATTAACAGTCAATGGCAATGAAACAGTAACTGGATTCTTAAATGTAACAGGAAATATATTAGGTGCCGCAGGCACACTATCAGAATTAACAGTCAATGGCAATGCGTCAGTAACTGGATTCTTAAATGTAGGTGGCAATATCATTGCTACCACAGTTGATACCGGCGGTATAGAAGCAACAGGGGTAATATTTGCAAACAGTACTTTAATATCTACATCAACTACCACTGGCGCACTTCAGGTTGCCGGTGGGGTTGGAGTAGCGGGCAATTTAAACATAGGTACAGTGGGTGCAGCAAGTGGTCAGTTCCATACAGTAATGGGCAATATATCACAAACATCTAGCGGTGGTGCGGTATATTTTAATACCGCTGGTAACGTAATGGCTGCAGTTGGCCAATTTGGTGCTATTAACAGTACAGGATATATTAATACATCTGGTAATATTAGTACAGCACAATTAAATGCTGGTCAAATTAATACAACAGGCAACGTACTTGCCACCGCAGGTACATTCAATAGTCTAACCGTTAACGGAAATGAATCAGTAACTGGTTATTTGAATGTAACTGGTAACGTGATGGCTGCTGAGGTAACAGCAAGTCAAATTAATACAACAGGCAACGTACTGGCCACTGCTGGTACATTTAACGCATTAACTGTTAATGGTAATGAGACAGTTACTGGTTTCTTAAATGTAACTGGTAATGTAATTGCTACTACAGCAGTAGTGGGCAGTGTAGAAGCATCGGGGGTTATCTATGCTAACTCAAGCGCAGCAACCACAACGCAAGGAACAGGCGCATTAATTTTACCTAACGGTGGTATTAGCGTTGCCGGAGCCGCAAATATTGCAGGCACAACTACAATTGGTGGCGCTACACAATTAAACAACACTTTATCAGTTGGTGGACTTTCTTACTATACAAATACAACTAACGCAACAGAAGCAACTGGCGCAAGCGGCGCACTACAAATTAAAGGTGGCGCAAGTATTGCTAAAGACTTGCATATTGGCGGAAATATTTACGCAAGTAATATATTTGGTACAAGTTATCAAATTATTACAGTTCAAGATCCGTTGCTATACTTAGACGCAGCAAATACATTCCCGTATAACTATGACATTGGTTTTTATAGTAACTTTGTAGGACCTAATCCATTAGATAATACTGGTAACGCATATCAACACAGTGGTGTAGTTCGTGACAATGCAGATAATACATGGAAATTCTTTAGTAATGTTCGCTCAGAGCCTAGCGGCGCCAGTGTAACATTTAATGCTGATACTATCTACGATCCAGTTCGTGCAGGTAACTTAACATTAACCTACACACAGGCTGCAACAAGCACAACAACAGGTGCATTGATAGTAGCTGGTGGTGCCGGTATTGCTGGTACTGTGGTGGCAGGACAAATAAACAGTACAGGAAATGTACTAGGACAAGCCGCAACGTTTAATGCCCTGACAGTTAATGGCAACGAAACTGTAACGGGATTTTTAAATGTTACCGGTAATATACTAACAGCGTCAGTAAGCGCAGGACAACTTAATACTACTGGTAATTTAGTAGCAAGCACTGTACTAGCTCAATTAGTAACCGCAGATGATGCTACTTTCG